GCTTTATGGGCCAAGAGCTTACCCAAAAAGCTCGGCCTTTGTTTTACGGGCCAGAGGGCAGGAGATTGATACCGATATCGTGCTGGTTGAGATAGTTGGTCGTGTAGTGGTTGATTTGCATCATCAAGACCGCGATATTGTCGGTTTGTATTACAAGCCTGGTGAAAATGGTAAGTGCTGCTCAGTTCGCGCAATTAGCGCTAAATTGGGTTTTCATCACACAGTTATTAATCGAGCGATTGATCGCTGTATAGGTCGCGTGGCTCAAGCGATTAAGATGCTTTCTCATGAAGTGTATTAAAAAAACATTTGCAAGTGCGCGCAAAAGAGTTTAAGTTTCGCCATAACGTGCCGATTGGTGCATCAAAACAAGCCTCACCTGCTTAGCAGTTGGGGCTTTTTTATTGCCCGTCGATTAATTGGTGACAGCAATGAGGTGTTTATGGATTTACCTGAAGCAGGCAGTGTTGATGCTCAGGGCGCGATTTCCTATACGGCAGGCGCAATCGGTTTGGCAGTGTCAGGCGCTACATTGTTGCAAATGTTCAGTATGGTCGTTGGGATATTACTGGGTATTGTATCAATCATCTGCATAATCCTGACATACCGCAGTACTGCTGAGCGTAACCGAGCACAGGAGAATCTATCCAGAGCGCAAACTGAGGCATTGCTCAAACATAATCAAGAAGTTGATTGATGAGTGATACCTTTAATGCGGACATGCGAAAGCTCACTAAAAAGCTTTCTGATCTGGAAAAGAAGCAAATACCTTTTGCCTCATCATTAGCGCTTAATAAGTTGGCCGTTCTTGGTCAGCGTGCAGCAGTAAGGGGGTTAGCTGTTCACATTGATAAGCCTACCCCTTTTACCAAGCGAGGCATAAGGGTAAGGCGATCCAATAAAAGTAACCTGGTGTCTGCAGTATTTGTTCAGGATATTCAGGCTGAATACTTAAAGTTTGCAGTCTTTGGTGGTAATAGAAAGCCAAAAGGAAGGGCGCTGCTCATCCCTGTTCAACAGCGTTTAAATCAATACGGCAATCTACCAAAAAATAAAATTAAAAACCTGATGGCGCGTGATGATACGTTTGCTTTGGTTAACAGTCCACGCGCTGGGATTTATCAGCGATTGAAAAATGGACGGCTTAAGTTGTTAGTAAGTTTTAAAGGCGGAGCAGATTACCGTTCAATATATCCGTTCAAGCAGATAGTGGTGAAGGAGGTGCAGAAGTATGTTGAATCGGCATTCAGATCATCACTGCAGCGTGCACTATCCTCCGCAAAGTAAAAGGTACTCCTGAAGGGTTCAGCAATGCGGGTAATTCGCGCCTCGTTTTTTTCACAGATTTGCTGTGCTATGAGGGGTTCAGTTTCATTTTAGCGGTGATGGTCACTGTATTGCAGTGCTTAATCGCGTTTGTTCTCATGGAATCGTTATGGCGACACTGAAAGAAATCGGCGACCACCTCGACATGAGTGAACGTAACGCCGGAACGATATGTAGCAACCTTGGAATTAAACCGTCGAACACTTCACTTGAGGATGTACGTGTTGCCTATATTCGCGACATTCGATCGAAAGCAGCTGGGCGAGGTGGTGATGCTCAGGAAGAGTTGACGCAATCAAGGATTCGCGAAACCAACGCTAACGCAGATCTTAAACATCTGATGATTGCTGAAAAGGCTGGCGTATTGGTTCCGGTCGCTGATATTGAGCCACGCCTGGTGAGTATGGTTACCGCTGCCAGGCAGGAGCTTTTAACTTTGCCTCATAAAATCGCTACCGACATCAAAGCTTTGCACAACATCGAAATAGATGAATCACTGATTGTGGACCGCGTACATGACTCACTTAAACACCTGGCAACACGTCTGCAAGAAGACGACGAACCAGATGATGACGAGAGTGTTGCGCGGCTGGTTGCCACCTCCGAAGTTGACGACGACTGAGTGGGCAAACCGATATCGATATCTAGCCGCTGAATCGTCTGCATTACCAGGTAAATATGATTCACGTTTAACGCCGTGGGTCGCAGGCATGCATGAAGCGCTCGACGACGCGAACGTTTACAAAGTTGTTTGCATGAAATCCGCCCAAGTGGCATGGACTGATGGTGTGATTAATAACTGGATTGGTCGAATTATTGATATTGATCCATCGCCAATCATTGGCCTGTTTTCAAAAACAGACTCAGCTCGCGAATATGGACAGGAAAAATTAGCGCCAATGGTGATGGCCACACCACGATTACAAAATAAAATTGATGTTGCCACAAGTAAAAAGGATGGCAACAGGGCGTTGTTCAAGAAATTTCCCGGCGGATTTCTTAAGCTGGTCGGGTCTAATAGTCCCAGTAATGTGAAGTCAACGCCCGCGCCAAGAGTGTTTGTAGAAGAGCCAGATGACGCTGCAATAAATGTTGGTAAGCAAGGCGATTCAATAAAACTGCTTGAGGAGCGAACCAAAACGTATCACCGGCGTAAGATTGTCTTTGGCGGCACGCCATCTGTAAAAGGTCTGTCGACAATTGAGGATGCTTACAATAGCTCAGATCAACGCAAGTTTTATGTCCCATGCCATGAGTGTAATGAATCGCATGTGCTGAGTTGGTCCAGTATTAAGTGGGCTGAAGATAAAGAAAAAGCTCATGAAATATATGGGCACGCCAGACCGGAAACAGCCTTTTATGCATGCCCCCATTGCGGTTCAGTTTGGGATGATGCTGAAAAAAATCGCAACGTAAGACTGGCAAAGTGGCAGGCCACTGCAGAGTTTCGTGGTGTTGCCGGGTTTTATATCAACGAGCTTTACAGTCCGTTTCCCGGTTCAACATTTGCCCGCCTGGTGGAGCGGTACCTGGAGGCGCAAAAAAGTAGCGAACAAGGCGACCAAACAGACATGATTGTTTTCACCAATTCCGCACTGGGGTTGGCGTATGAATATAAATCAGACGCGCCAGAAGCTGATGAGCTTGCCGCAATGGCGTTGCCTTATCCTGAGTTGGTCGTGCCAAAGCAGGGCTTGCTTGTCACTGCTGGGGTGGACGTACAGCATGATCGCTTTGCCGTCATCCTGCGGGCATGGGGGCGCGACGAAGAAAGCTGGTTGATTTACTGGAATGAGATCAATGGCAATGTAATGGATAAGTCAGATCCAGTCTGGATTGTATTGGAAAAACGATTGTTTGCCGCCATCAGTCATGAGAGTGGCGCTCAGCTTTTGCTTTCAGCGCTCAGTATCGACAGCTCAGATGGTCAGACATCTGACAACGTTTATCACTGGGTTAGAAAGATGCAGGCCAAATATCGGCAGACATTGGTGATGGCCGTCAAAGGGGCCTCTCAGGATTACGGAATAAAAGAGATTTTCAGCAAGCCACGAACATCGATTGACACAAAAGGGCGGCACAACAGTAAGGCTGCAAAATATGGATTAAAGCCTCACATCGTCGGCACACATAAAGCTAAAGATGAAATTGAGCGGCGGTTAAAGCTGACAGGTTACGGTCGCGACCGGTTTCATTATTACGACAAGGTGCCTATCGATTATTACGATCACCTGGTTGCCGAGGTTAAAGCGCCGCATCGGTCTATTCGCAACAAAATGGTTTGGCAGCTGCGGGCTGGTAAACGCAATGAAGCGCTTGATTGTGAGGTGTATGCCATGCACGCATCCAGAGCACGCAAAGTGCACCTGCTCAACGAGGCGCAATGGTCTGTACTAGAAAGCAAGTTAACGCAAACCGAGTTATTTGAGGCGCAAACAGAAAAACCTAAAGACCCTGAGCCATCAAAAGAACAACAATCCCGGCGCCAACGTCGCGGGGGCGGCTTCGCTAAACGTTGGTAAATGGAGTGATTATGACGTTAAACAATTCAATCCCGGCATCATTTATTGCTGGCGATACCGTTAAATGGCTGAGAGATCTGCCAGATTACCCGCCTTCGGATGGATGGGAGTTGACCTATTCATTGGTTAAGGATGGTGTTCGTAAGGAAGTTACCGCAACAAATAACGGTGACGGAAGATTTTTGCTCACAATATCTGCCACAGATTCTGCTGATTATACCGCTGGCGATTATGCCTGGCAGGAATATGTCACAAAAGATGATGAGCGATACAGCCTAGGTTTTGGCCGCGCTACTGTAAAAACAAATTTTGCCGCCGCTGAAAATGGAATCGAGGTCCGGTCTCACGTTAAAAAAACCCTTGATGCACTTGAGGCAATGCTGGAAAGAAAAGCCTCACGTGATCAGATGTCTGTCTCAGTAAATGGTCGCAGTGTTGGCGCCATGTCTCCTGCGGAGCTGATCAAGTGGCGCGACCTGTATCGGGCGGAATATAAACGCGAATTAAATGCCGAGAAGCTGGCCAATGGAATGGGTGTCAGTAATAAAATATTGGTGCGCTTCAGATGAGATTACGGATCCCCTTTTTTAGTAAACGCACTGTCGAGCCAGAGACTGAACCACCAAAACGCAAAGAGCCATACATGGGCAAGCGTGGGTTCTCAGCTGCAGAGTTAAACCGGTTGACAAGTGGATGGGTTGGTACTCACGCGAGTAAAAACCAGCAGATAGAGCAGGGTAGTGTTTTAATTCGCCGCCGGGCACGGCAGCTTTCTAATGACAATGATTATGTGCGTCGATATCTGAGCATGGTTAAGGCCAATGTGGTCGGCACCAACGGTATTGTGATGCAAAGCAAAATCAAAACGACCAATGGTAAGCCTGATGAGGCAGCTATCAAACTGGTCGAACGGCGCTGGCGTGAATGGGTTAAGTGGGGAAACTGCACTATTGACGGGCACCTTTCATGGGTGGATGTTCAGAATATGGTCATGGAGACGGTGGCGCGTGATGGTGAAATGCTCATGCTCATGCTGCCTGATCGGGCCTCTCGCTCTCTGCGGCTGCAGCCAATAGATATAGACAGGCTCGAAACAGAGCACACAGATTATAATCGCAACATTCGCATGTCGATTGAATATAACGATCGGCGTCAGCCCATTGCCTATTGGATCTTAACCAAGCATCCCGCGGATCAGCATGGCTATATCAGATCGGAGCGCAAGCGCTACCCGGCAGATATGGTTATTCATGCCTACCGGGCTGAGCATCCTGAGCAGGAGCGTGGGATCAGCTGGATGGCATCATCCATGACACGGCTGAATATGCTGGGAGGGTTTGAAGAAGCGGCGCTTGTGAATGCTCGAATCGGTGCATCTAAAATGGGATTTTTTACATCGCCTGATGGTGAGGGTTATAGCGGGGATGCCACTGTAAATGGTCAGATGATAAGTGAAGCTGAGCCGGGCCATTTCGAGCAACTGCCAGAGGGGGTGGCTTTTACACCGTTTGACCCACAATACCCGTCGAATGAATTTCAACCGTTTATGAAAACCGTTTTGCGCGGCATTGCTTCAGGCCTCAACGTTAGCTACAACGGATTGGCATCAGATCTTGAGGGTGTCAACTTCAGCTCTATACGGTCGGGGGTTATTGATGAGCGCGACCAGTGGCGCAGCAATCAACGCTGGCTGATTGATAGCGTTATGCAGCGAGTGTTCTCAAAGTGGCTTGATACTGAATTACTCTTTGGTGGTTTGGGTGGTTATGACGTAAGAGACTTTGATCGACTTAACGCAGTTACCTGGCAGCCACGGGGTTGGGCTTGGGTTGATCCTCAAAAAGACATCAACGCCTCAATCCTCGCAATTAATAACAAATTGAAAACCCGTGCAGATGTTATTGCTGAATCAGGCAAGGATATCGATGAAGTGTTTGAGCAGCTGCAGCATGAGCAGGAGCTGATTGAAAAATACAGGCTTACGGTTAAACAGGAGGGCGCCTCAAATGCCGAAACCGACACAAACGAAGAAGATTAAAACAGGAATATTTCAACGGCTGATTGCTTTTAATCGCGAACTGATTGATGAGCAAGCCAGAACAGTGCCATTAGCGTTTTCAAGTGAAACACCTGTCGAGAGATGGTTTGGTGGAGAGATATTAGATCACTCACCTGAATCAATTCGACTGGATCGCATGAAAAGCGGTGGGCCTGTTTTGGTGGATCATGATCATCGTGATCATGTGGGAGTTGTTGAGTCCGTTGATATTGGCGAAGACAAAATAGCTAGGGCAACCGTTCGCTTTGGAAATTCGCAGCGAGCTAAGGAAATTTTTCAAGACATTGTTGATGGTATTCGCAAATCGGTTTCTGTTGGTTACCGCGTCCATTCAATGGTGCTGGAAAAGCAATCTGATGACGGTGATGTTTACCGGGTTGATGATTGGGAGCCTTATGAAATGTCAATTGTAAGTGTGCCTGCAGACGCCAGCGTTGGTGTTGGTCGAGATGCACCCAAAGAATATGACACAGAGATACGCGGCATGCCGGATGTGCCGGAGCCGAAACCGGAAAATAAACCCAAATCAAAGCCCGCTGATGCGGGTTTTTCTTTATCTGGAGATAGACAAATGCCCGAAGAAATTAAACCAAACGAAGTCGATGTTGAGCAAATTAGAAAAACGGCTCGCATCGATGAGCAAAAACGTGTCAGCGGCATCCATGCGCTGGCTGATAAATACAGTATGCAGGATGAAGCGCGCAACTTTGTTGAGCAAGGCCGTTCGCTGGAAGAGTTCCGCACTGCCGTACTGGATAAAATTGATATCGCTAAGCCTGCACCGGCCACTGCCGATATCGGAATGAGTGAAAGTGAAAGCCGCCAGTTCAGCTTTATCAAGGCAATCAATGCGCTGGCCAATCCGACGGACCGTCGCGCTCAGGAGTCGGCAGCATTTGAGTTTGATGCAAGCCGTGCTGCAGCGGACAAAATGAAAAAAGAGCCACAAGGTATCCTGGTTCCAGCCGATGTATTGAAACGTGATCTGGTTGTTGGTACGCCTACTGCCGGTGGCAACCTGGTGGCAGAAAACCTTTTGGCTGCAAACTTTATTGACCTGCTGCGAAACCGCAGCGCGTTAATGGGTCAGAATATGGCAACCATGTTGACTGGATTAATTGGGGATGTGGCCATTCCTAAGCAAACAGGTGGCGCAACGGGTTATTGGTTAGCAGAAAGCGGCACCCCAACTGAAAGCCAGCAAACTATTGGTCAGGTTCCTTTAACCCCTAAAACGGTTGGTGCATTTACAGATATCAGTCGCAAGTTGTTGCAGCAGTCTTCAATTGATGTTGAGGCCTTCGTGCGGGGTGACCTGGCTACCGTGCTGGGGTTGGCTATTGATCTTGCCGGTATTGCTGGCACTGGCGCTAACAACCAGCCACGCGGCATTCTCAATACGGTTGGTATTGGTTCGGTAATTGGCGGTACCAATGGCGCGGCGCCGACATGGGCCAATATTGTGGCGCTGGAAAGTGAGGTCGCCGCAGCAAATGCTGATGTAGGTCGCCTGCATTACCTGACCAATGCGCTGGTACGTGGCGTGCTGAAAACGACTGAAAAAGCATCCGGTACTGCTCAGTTTGTCTGGAACAGTAATGATGTAAATGGCTACACACCAATTGTCAGTAATCAAGTGCCATCAGATCTCACCAAGGGTTCAGCGGAAGATATCTGCTCTGCGATCATCTTTGGTAACTTTGCTGATCTGTTAATTGGTATGTGGGGCGGGCTGGATCTGTTGGCCGATCCGTACACAGCCAGCACTAGTGGAACCGTCCGTGTTGTTGCATTGCAGGATGCGGATATCGCTGTGCGTCACGCTGAGTCATTCGCTGCCATGCAGGATGCGCTGACTGCGTAAAAATTAAAACCTTAAAAGAGTGGCGGTTATATCGCCGCTCTTTTATTCAATAGGTGCTGAATTATGAAAATAAAATTACTACGCAATACGGTGTTGGGAACTGGGCTTATTGGTCAAAAAGGTAAGACTTATGAGGTAGACGATAAGGATGCCAAATACCTTATTAATATTAATAAGGCTTCCGCAGCCAACGGTGATCACGAAGCACCATCACTTGATCAGGTGGTCATCGCCATCGAACAGTTGGATAAGGATGATGATGCTTTGTGGACCAATGATGATAAGCCACAAGTTGAAGCCTTGACCCAGATATTGGGTGTTAATATTACTGCTAAGCTGCGTAATGAAGCTTTTGAGGCGTACAAGGCATCATTGACAGATTAAATAAATAGCCCTGTGGAGATAGGTTTGACAGGGTTTTTTATTGGGGAATTAACATGTCACAAAAAATTCAAATCGAAATGCTTCGATCGGTGGAGATTATTCCTGGCTTTTCTGCAAAGAAAGGAGAAAAGCCGTCTACTGATAGAAAGCTGGCTGATCGCCTGGTGCGTGAAGGTAAAGCCAAATTGATAACGACCACAAGTAAAGCAAAAGATTAATCAACCATAACAACCAAATCAAAACCCG